CACGACTTGAAAAATATTGTCCTCTACGCTTTTTGAACCAATCTAATATAGCAACACCATCTTCATGATATTCTGCTAATTGTAATGGATTCGAAAAATGCTCACCGTTACGATCAGCAACACATTTACTGTATTCAATTTTAAGATTTTCCATTAATAAGTCTGGTAAATCTATTGCATCTGCTTTCTTTACAGACTCAGTATACATAACCGTCAGAAAGTGTTGCAGTGTCTCATGAAATGCAGTTCCAAAGACAGTATCGATAGATGCCGTGAATGGTGCTAATCGATCAATATATGCTAACTTCCAATTCAATGGACATTTTTCATACATTGCCCATTGTGAATATGAAATTCTAGTTGGCACCGACTTTGGATCTCTTACTGCCAATCTATAAACCGGACTAATATAATTTACGTTTTCTTTACTCATCAGATCCATTTAATGTGAAACTAGTATTATATAATACACAATCTATTAATCCAGACATTCGATCATTAATCATCTCATAAAATTCATGACTGCGATCTACTTTCTCATCATCTAGTAATAGTAATTCTTCTTCGGTTGGTTCATATTCATCCCAATCATCACCGAATTTATTATATGATGCAGCACCAATAAAATTGAATCCTTCATCTTCCCAATCAATTAGCAGACTAGCATCTGGATCCATCTTTGAAACATGATCATAGATTCTTTCAAATAACCCATGTGCCGGATGCCATGCTGAATTTATGTTTAAATTAATTTCTAATTCGTCGATATCAATATCTTCAAAAGATATCCATTTTGCACCTAGTTTGTCAATATAATCGCTTCTTGTTTCTTCTACATCAGGACATATTATTTTAAAATACGCATCTTGTAGTTTTGTGATTCGTTGCCAATATGTAGTTACAGAGTCATCTACATCAGGACTATTCATCCATTTATCATATTGCAAAATATCAGATTCAAATTTACGACACGCTTTTTCATCTTCGAATCGGATATGAATATTAGTATAAACATGATTTGCCATATTACTTCTTTTATTATTAATATAAGAAAAATATTGCTAATAACCTAATTATTTAAACTCTTTAAGATATATATCAATTACGTCTTTAGTTTTATTTAGGTCTTGTTCAAAGTTACCTTTGTGTCGACAACGTACAATTCGTTTAAGAATATCAAATTCATATGCATTGAGTTCCCACTCTGTTGCAAATTTATATAGACTATCTTTGCCGATATAATGTTTTTGGGTATGTGTGAATGGTATTTCCTTTATACTCATTTTATTCCTTTCAATAATTTCTTCTTTTCTGTTTTATTATATCCATATAATGAAAGTATTCGATCACAACTGTCTTTATCTAATAATTCTAAATATTCAGTTACTTCAGATTTACTTACTTGATAATGCTCTGCAAATTGCTGTATTAGTTTAACATCATATTTGTCAGACTTTTTACCTTTTATGTATTTAGCAAATGCTTTATTACTTGGTAATAGATCATGATATAGTTTATATGTATCTCTTGGCTTTAATTGACCAATAGTATAACACTGAAGTTCATTGACTAAATCAGTTAACTCCATTCTCATTGATAGCCAACGATTCACAATAAATGGAGCAAACTTCTTCTGATCTGTCTCTGACCATTCTTCCCACTTTTTCTTTTTGCTAGTTATGCCGTTTATAAAATCAAATATACTTGCCATTATAATTTATATTTTTGTTTCCACTGTGCTTCAAAATTACTACCCATTCCCATTTCTAATATTATAGCATTTTCTGGGACTCCAACCAATTTTTTTGCAGTTAAAATATCATCAATACTCTTCTTTTTATATGTTTTCATCTTTACCCGAGCATTGCTACGATTTGATGTCTTAAACACAATAGTAATGTTACCTTTTAAAATCTTTTCTGCCATATATAAGTTATTTTGTTAATTCTAATTGATTCTCGTTAAATATATGTAATAGACCAAAATCATCCATTTCTCCTACGACTCGAATGTCTCCCTTAATTGTAGTAAACACTGATACTATAGTACATGGAAAATCATATCCTTTGGGTTTTATAGCTTTATCGCCAATTTTAAATTTACTTGTCATTTTTCTTTATTTTTACTGGTTGAAATTCTTCTGGTATAGCACCACAGTCATCACATCTGAATACGGGTACTGGTACCATGGTATCTTTGTCTTGTCCTGTTAAGAATTTTGAAACTTTATTAATTGCCATTACCTGACGAAAATACATTCCTCCGCACTCTTTGCATATAACAGGCTGCATATCGGTTGGCTTAATATTTGGATTGAGTTGATTCATTACTACTTCTCTTATAATTCATTCATAATATTAACAAACATCGCCATTATGTTTATTTCTTTATCCACTACAGTTGCATCTTTAAATTGAGCTTCTGCGATAATTAATATCATTGCAGCAATATGTCCCGTAGCAAACTCGTCTAGATTGTCATATAAAAATGTATATAATGGTGTAAAGTCCTTAACTTTACTATCTGCAATACATTGTCTTACTTTATTAAATGTTGCTTTTTTGTCTTTAGCATTTTTAAGCATTTCTAATACTTCAGTCATATAGTTTGCTTGTATAGCACTTGCTCTGTCTAATTGCAATGTACCGTCGACTACTGATGCTTGAGCTGCATTAATTGCTCTTCGAATATCTGGATATGACGCATTAATAATTGCTGCAATATCCTGAACATCATATGACACGTTTTTTTCATCTAATACAGTAACTAATCGCTTTGCTACATCCGTTTTATTCGGTGGTGTGATTGCAAATGTCTGACATCTACTCTGAATTGGATCTATAATCTTTTCTACATAATTACATGTTAATATAAATCGTGTAGTCTTACTATATGTTTCCATTAAGTTTCTAAGAGCTGCTTGAGCATTTGGAGTTAAGTAGTCTGCTTCATCTAATATAACAATCTTCCAACGTTTAAATCCTACAGTTGACGCATATCGTTTAATCTTATCTCTTACAGCGTCAACAGAGTTTTCATCAGACGCATTAATATACATCATATCTGCTTCAACGCTATTAGCAATAATCTTTGCTAATGTAGTCTTACCAGTACCAGCTGGTCCAAAGAATAATAAATGCGGAACATCTCCATTCTTAATAAATATTTTAACTTTGTCGATAATATGCTCATTACCAATATACCCATCCATTGTATCTGGGCGGAAGGATTCTACCCATAATGTATTTTCTGTTACTCCAAACATAATTTATTGTTTTCCCGTTGAACCAAATCCTCCTTTACCCCTATCAGTGTCTGATAATACTAATACCGAGTTCCATTCTATTTGTTCAACTTTATTTAATACTAGCTGACCTATTCTATCTCCCTTTTCTATAGTAGCAGATGTCTTTCCGTGGTTAATTAAAATTACCCCTATTTCACCCCTATAATCGGCATCTATAGTTCCTGGACTATTTAATACAGTTAACTTCTTTTTAAATGCTAATCCGCTTCTGGGTCGTACTTGTATTTCATATCCAATTGGAATTTCTACAAATAATCCAGTTTTAATTAATACACTACTACCAGGATAGATTATTTCACTATGAGTTGCCCTCACATCACATCCAGCACTACCTATTGTTTCATAGATAGGTAAATCATTATCTGATTTATTTATTACTCTAACTTCCATACTTAGTTTTGTAATTGAACTAGCCAGTAATTAGATTCGAAATCAACACCATTAAAATCAATTCTAGACAATCCTTGGCTCGATACATGCATTGTCCCTTTGTCGCCTTTATTTGCTACCAATACTTCTTTTAATTTGTCTGCAGAGAAACAAATTGGTTCTAAATCTGCAACATCTGACTTTCCAACTTCAAATGTAATATTATCTGAATTAACGGTTGAATAATTGATAATAAATTTAATATCTCCGTTTATTACTTGTACTGCAAAATTCTTTGCATCAGGCAACGCATTTTTTGCTTTGATAAATTTACTCATAAATGCATCATCAATAGGCAATGTTACTTCATATGATGGTTCTGCGTTAATTGTAGGAACTGCTGGAATAACGGTTGTATCTGCCAACATAAAAGTTGCTTTTGTACTACCTTCGCTAATTTTCATTGCATAATTTTTACCTGCAGAATCTTGTACGTCAATATTGATATTCTCACCAACAGCTGATAACATTTTTATTAATGATCCGGTATGATTAATACCTAATTCGCCTTTCATAAAAGGAGTTGTATTCCATTGAAGCTTTCCTACAACAGTTTGATCCATATCGATAAGTTCACAACCTACCCCATTATCATTTTCTTTTAATATTACCGCTTCGCAATTACCAGCAAGATAATATCGATTGATAAATGATTGTAATTTACTTTTTTCCATTATATAACCTATTTAAAATTTAAAAAATTTATTGAATTGTTTAACATCAGTAGTTGATATACTATCACCACCAAACTTTTTATATGTCTTTTTATATGTCGAGTATACATTCATTGCATTGTCTGGATCTTCGAACATTTCGTGTAATGACAATATAACATTGAATAATTCTTTTGGAATTGCTGTTTCTAACAACTCAACATGATTATTTGTTAACTTATTAATATCTTTAACAATTTCACAATATAAATGCGTATTATGAACTACCATTCTCGGCATACCTTCTTGAGAGTATCTATCTAATCCAGAATCAGTCTTTCCACCTAGATATTCATATGTAAAATCATTACATGCCGGACATCCCATACTACACGGTACCTTTTTAGTTTTATCTATAGATATCTCACCATCCTTTCCTTGTTTAACGTGAGTCTTTCTACGATACTCAGCATTTTTTGGGAAATACAATTCAGTGAATGTCTGTGTCTTATAGTTACCAGAATGAAGATATGTTCCAAATACTGGATATTGTCCTGGAGATGATGAATCACTCATCAATTGAATTCTGTTATTAGTTAATTTATTTAACAGTTCTTGTAATGTTGCTAATATAAAAAAGTCTGATATTTTACTTATTCCTAGTAAGTGAACATATTCTACATGACTCTTTTCAAATTCTCTTTCTTGAAGCATTAAAGCAATAACATACATGAAGTCTACTAATTTCTTAGGACCTCCGATACACCATCCTTTAAAATCAAAATCTTTAAACTTATGATACCATTCTTTATACTCTTCACTAAAAGTACCTTGAATAACATTTAAGAATTTCGTCTTTCCACTTTGATGTTTTTCAAACCATTTAAAATTATCAAATGATATATCCATTGAGTCTTGAAATCTATTTTCAAATGTAACTCGGGGTGGTATATCTAAGTTTGCGGCAACATCACTATTAGCTTCTAACCAATGAAATATTTTTTCTCGAATTGTGCTATCCCACTTTAAAGCACCAGTCGCAATCTGGAATCCTCCTGAATCTCCAAATACAAATGTACCGTCGTCTAATCCCAACTGATCACGAAAGTCCATTTTCTTGTAATGATGACCGGCAGTTACTAGAAAGTATGGATGTCTCCATTTTTCCGGATACTCTTTTGAGAAAAACCTCATTGATGTCCCATCTTCGAACTTAGTATTCTTTTTAAATGCAGAAACCATTGATCCTGCAGATAATGATGGTATATATAAAAACTCTTTTCTATCCATTTTGTTCCTGTTTTAATAAATGTTTACAATATTCTCTTTCATGCCAAACGCATATTTCTTTATCATAATCATTTGCAATAATATATCCTTCCATTTGGCGGCCCAAGTCTGAAGTATCAACAATATCATAATGTGTTTTGATATTTTCTAATACATCATGTATTGTATCGATTGCTGACTGTACATCAAATGGTTTATACATTCTATCACTATCTACAAAT